TTCTCCTGTACCGTTCCTTGGTATGGAAGGTGCAGTTCAGCAAGATTACGCTATCATCCCATTGATTGAAGCTCGTATGAATGACGCGACCAATGTGATGATGGACGCAATGGCAACCGCTTTGTACAACAACTACACTAACACTCAACAGTTCATTGGACTGCCTGGTGCTATTGATGATGGTACAAACATGACTACCTACGGAAACATTAACCGTAGCACCTATACATGGTGGAAGTCTAAGGTTTACAACGCTGGTTCAGTTAATCCAACTCGTCAGAACATTCTTCAGTACATTTCTGGAACTGTGAAAAACGGTGCAGAAGTTCCTACTTTTGGTGTTTGCGGTTTTGGAACTTGGACTCTTTTAGCTCAAGACTATGTTGGTCAAGAGCAATATGTTATTACCCCAGGACATGGCTTTGATAGCGACTCCAATGGCCCACAAGCAGCTTTCCGTGCTTTGATGGTTGCTGGTGTTCCCGTTTATCCAGACCCATACTGTCCAGAAGGCACTGTTTACTTCATTAACAGCAATTACTTAAGCCTGTATATTCATGATCAGGGTTCTTTTGTATTTACTGGTTTTGAATCGACACTTCCAAACTGGCAGATCGGTTATGTTGGCGCAGTTTTGATGATCGCTGAATTAGTGAGCACCAAACCTAAGTCAATGACCCGTGTCTCTGGCTATAACTCAATTTCACTATAAGGAGATATAGTCATGGCACTCGGTTTAAATAAAATCCTCATTGCTGGTACATACGAAAATACGCCTGGTTCGTATTTTCAAGCGCAAGCAAATATCGCTGCAACCACCGCTGGTAATGTCGTACCTGCTGGAACTTATCTAGTAGTTAGTACATCCAATGTGGTCATTCAAACTGTTACAAATTACAACACCACCTCTAATGTGGCTACATGGTCAAATGTGTATCCTGTTAACTCTGGCGGTATGGTTATTTCTGACGGTACGAATGTACAGTTATTGGCTACTACTAACGCTACAGTGCAATTAGTGACTGTAAATGGTGGTTCTCCTGTATCTGGCACTTTTAACAGTTAAGGGGCAATAAATGGCTAATTCAGATTCATTAGGGCAGTTTTACCTTGATTCGATTGGCTATGGTCGTGTTGCCTACATTAAAGCTACCGCTTTAAATACTACGAGAAACGGTACTACCACTGGTGTTACCCTTCCTTTTTTAAGCGGTGGTTTAACTAATGCTGGCGCTGCTGTAGGTTCTGGATCTGTCGTTCTTCGCAGAGTGACAATCCAAAATCCTACAGGTAGTATGGCTTCTGCAAATATTTCAATTACTACAAGTAAAGATGGCAACATCTCTAACGCTGTAGTAGCCAATGTGGTACTCAGTGGTATTACTGCTGCTGGTACTTATCAGGACTTGAATATTGCAGTTCCATATAATACAAACACAGCCGTAACTGGTTTTACAACCCAAGCCTTATATGTCAATGTCACAACTGCTGCTGGTAATGCCAACACAGCCGATATTGTTGTATTTGGCGATGTCGTGAGTTTCTAAAATGTCAAATATCTTTGTAACCAATAATTCAGAAAAAACTTTAACCGATGGTTTGGCTGGAGTGTTTTATGATTTCCCTCAAGGAAAGACGGTAGAAATACCAGAAGAGGTGGCCCGTCATATTTTTGGTTATAAAGATGACAAAAAAGAACCTTATTTGGCTAGGCTAGGTTGGATTAAAACTCAAAATGAATTGAGCGAGGGTTTAAAAATTCTTTCTCAATGGAATTTATCCACCGAACCTCCAAGCAAGAACCAATCGTTATCCCCGTTGGTGGAAAGAGTACCCCTACCTCCGAAAAGGGTAGGGGGAAAAGTCCTACAGGCGGTAGCATGATTTATGAAAGGTAATTTGTGGCAACTCTTAACACCTACCTTACGCAAGTACAAAGGTTGCTGCATGATGCCAACAATAACTTTTATACTCAAGCACAGTTAACGGATTACATTAACTCAGCCCGTGAAAGGGTTGTTAGAGACACGGGCGCATTGCGTGAAATCATTGTTACGCAAACCCCTTGCCAAGTTCCACCATCAGCCACAATTGGCAGTGTAACTCCATCCAACCCAGTAGCGTGGGCGGCCTCAACTTATTACGCGCTAAACACTTTTTTATTTAGCAATATTTTTATTTATCAAGTAACGCAAGCGGGAACAACAGATTCCACCGCACCACCTTACCCAGCTAGCAATACCAATAATTACAGCAATTACCCACCGACCACTCAATTTTTAAATGGCTCTTGTGGATTAACTTATGTTGGTAATTGTGAAAATGTTAATTATTCAGCTTTAACTCAGTTAATGGGAAGCACGCCTTTATCGCCTTCTAGCGGTAATACCGTGCTCGATATTATCAATATCAACCTTTACTGGGGTAATACGCGCGTTCCTTTAGATTATTTGACCTGGAGTGATTTCAATGCTCGTTTGCGTTTTTGGCAAAACTACATTGGTCGCCCATTGGCATTTAGTATTTATGGTCAAGGTCAAATTTATCTTGGCCCAGTACCAGATCAGATTTATCAAATTGAACTTGATTGTGTTGTATTGCCATTAGAGCTATCTTTAAATACACCTAATGCCACCGACACAATCAATGATCCTTACAATACTTGCGTACAGTTCTATGCAGCTTATTTAGCCAAATATTATGAACAAAGCTACGGAGAATCGGAGATTTATAAACAGGAGTACACCAAGCACATTAACTCGGTGATTAACACCGTTTATACTCGCCGTGTTCCTAGCGTTTACAGTAGCCCAATGTAATCATGGCAGCTGCCGAACAGAAAAAATCGTATCAGGTCATTAAGCAGTTTAAAGGGCTTAATACCAAGGCGAACCGTACCGCAATCACAGAAGATGAGTTTTCTTGGATTGAGAACGCACAGCCTATCGGTTTTGGTAACATTAAAATTACTCCAAACAGTTCGGCAGTCACCAACGCTTCAAATGTATCTGTTACCTTTTCAAATGATGTCGTTTATCTGACATCGTGCAATATTGATGTTACAGACTATGTAGTAGCCTTTTTGACCGATGGTAGCGCTGAATATTACAACATTGCCACTAAAGTTAAGGGTACGGTAGCTACTGCGGGTACTTTTTCCACTTCCGTTGTTTCTAATCAATATCCAATCAATACTACCCAGTGGTACAACGACAGGATGCTCATTCTTGATCCAGCCAAGGGGTATTTTTCTTGGGATGGCAACAATGTAGTCACTATTGGTTCAGTAGGCTCAATTGGCATCACCAACAAAGGATCAGGGTACAACACTGCCCCTACCGTTGTTATCTCTGGATATGATCAGACAGGCGGTACTCAAGCTAATGCTACCTCCAGTTTAGCTAGTGGTGGCAATGCAGTTAGCTTTGTTTCTTTGTCAAATGGCGGATCTGGCTATACCAATGGTGCTAATTTAACTGTTACCTTTAGCGGTGGTGGTGGATCAGGGGCTTCTGCGGTAGCGGGAATCACTACTTTTGCTACGGGTACGGTCTATGTCAATGTGATTTCTGGTGGAGCTAACTATAGCAACGCAGCCAATATTGGGGTAACTATCTCAGGTGGCGGTGGTACAGGCGCTGCGGGAACACCGATTATTTCAGGAAACACCGTTACTTCGGTCATTATGACTAATAACGGTACGGGCTATACCAACTCTGCCAACATCACAGCAACAATTACGGGTGGTGGCGGAACAGGCGCTGTTCTAAAAGCTGGCGTAAATACTCAAAACAATGTGGGCATAGCGACCTTCTCAGGGCGCGTTTGGATTGCCCAAGGGCGAACTATCTACTACAGCGCTGCGGGGTCTTATACGGACTTTACAAGCGTTTCTGCGGGATCTGTAACACTAACGGACAGTACATTACATGGCAACATACAGCAGCTTCTTTCTGCTAATAACTTTTTGTATATTTTTGGGGATGATTCCATCAATGTATTTTCGGATGTTAGGGTTACTACTAGCGGTACTACTTTATTTACTAACACCAATGTAAGCGCATCGGTAGGGACTAAGTTAGCGTATGCTATTTTTCCTTACTTCAGGTCTGTGTTGTTTATGAATAACTACGGTATTTATGCCCTAGTAGGTTCAACAACTAGCAAAATATCCGATTCGCTTGATGGGATGTTTCCCAATATTGACTTTGCCACCGAAGAAGTGACTGCTGGACAAGTGCTTTTAAACAACATTTTGTGCGCTGCGTTTAATTTTAGATACTACGATGCTGTATTTACTCAAAGCTATCGCTACATTCAAGTGGTGTTTTTTGAGAAAAAGTGGTTTATTACAAGCCAGGGCAATGATCTTCAATACACCACTTCTGTACCCGTAAGCGGAATTATTACCATGTACGGCACAAGAGGCCGTGCTTTGTATCGTTTATATAGCGATTCTGGATCGGCAATTACTAGCCGTATTCAGACTGCCTTGTTGCCAATGGGTGATCCAATTCGCACTAAACAAGCGCTTAAATTTGCGGTTGAAGCTACCACCACTTCAGGCGTAGAAATAAATGTCACAGTAGATTCTGAATCGGGTGCTAGTCCTGTTTATACGCTTGGAAATTACATTACTTGGTATAACACATCTAACACTACCATCCCTTGGATTAACAACAGTTCTACTGTAATATCTTGGATAGGTGCAGCAGGATATGAACTGTATAAATCAGATGCGCAACAATGGGGTAAATATTTAGGGTTGACACAAACTTCAAACTCAGCAGGTTTTGTGGTCAATACATTTGAATTTGAACATGAATTGAGAGTGAGGTTCTAAATGGCTGGAGTTCCGTTTGTATTTGGTAATGCTACAACGAGCATACCGTTATCCAATTTAGATGCCAATTTTAATACTGGCTTAACTATTGGTAACACTACCGTTGGTCTAGGAAATACTGTTACTACGCTTGGTAATGTCACATTAAACAATGTCACTATTTCAAGCGGAACAAGTAATATAGCTGCTAATGCTAATGTCGTAGCAACTACGCTTACTATTGGCGGGGTTGCTTTAGGTGCTGGCAATAGTTCTACACTAAAGAATCGCATTATCAATGGTGCGATGGTTATTGACCAAAGATACGCTGGGACTGCTACTGCAAACACAATTAACAGCTACACATTGGATAGATGGAAAATTGACCAATCAGCATTTACTGGCAAATTAGTAGTGCAACAAAACGCCGCGTCAGTAACTCCTCCAGCAGGGTTTAC